TTGATTGAGACGTCGATTTCGGACTTCTGTTGCTTGATGAGCGCGGCGTAGTCGTTCAGCTCGGCGTCCAGCTTGAGCTTCGACGCCTCCAGCTCCACAACGTCCGCGTCGAGCTTGGACACGGTGCCGATGATTCCTCGGCCCCAGTCGCCGCCTCCGTTGGGCAGGCGCTCGATCCATGCGATGTCAGTGTTCGGGTTCGTATTCGTGTTCGACATTCTGCTTCTCCTTCGTGGGCGCTTTCCGCCTCGGGGTTGACCAGCGTACACTGTGCCGACGATAGGCTGATAGGACTATGAGAACAGTGCCAGTCGAAAAAACTCAACCCAACGTGCCAGTGCAGGAGCTGGAGTCGATGCTGTACGCGATCGCGCGCGGAGTAGTCGATCGCCCCGACGAGGTCGTGATCTTCCCGGCGTCCGGTCATGGCTTCGTGCACTTTGAGCTGCGCTGCGACAATAGCGACGTCGGCACGCTGGTTGGCAGGCGCGGGATGCATGCCGATGCCATCCGCACGCTCATGATGGCGGCCGGTGCCGTGAGAAAAATGAGAGTGACGTTGCAGATCCTGAGTCGCGACGGGGACGACCACTTTGCCACGGGTGGCTGATGTCCCGAAGACACCACTTCTCGCATGGGCTGCCCGGCATCCTGGGCGTCATCCGCTCGAACCCGGAGGTCATTGCCGTGTTCCCTGAACTGAGCGCAACCATCATTCCACACGCCCAGGAAATTCGGCTACGGCGAGGAGACTCGGCCGACATCGGCGTGCAGTTCCAGAACGATGCCGACCCTCCGGACGCCTACCAAATTCCCGGCGGCAGCGTTCTGCGCTGGGCAGCCAAGATTGGGTTCGGCCAGACCGAGCGCGAGGGCGTGGTCGTCGGCAACGACGGCGCGCTCCTGGTCAAGCGGAGCTACTCCGCCGACGAGATCGAGATGCCCACCTCCTCCAGGGCCGTGATTCACATTGGTCGAGAGGAGGCGCTTTCCCTGCCGCTGACGTTCGCTGTATGGGACCTCGAAGCGACCATGCCCACGACCCCGCTGGCAATCCCGCCGGGGGCCACGGCCGTGCTGCTGGCTGGCAGCGACGTGGTAATTGCTGGCCCGATCACCAACTGGGAGGCGCTCGGGGCACGTGCCGGGTGCCTGATCACGATTCAGGGCCGGACAGTGCTCGTGTTGGAGCGGCTGAGCCAGGCACACCTGCGCGTGGACTTCTCGGGCTGGACCACGGCGGTGGCTGTGACCTTCAGCCTGAGCCGGTCGGTGACCAAGACGCTGGCCTCGGGGCCGTTCGTGGTCGAGGGCGACGTCGTGCTGTGATCATGTGTAAAAGTTGACAAACTTACGTAGCGCCATCACAGTTGATAAGCATGGCAGACCTAACCAAGTGCCGAGGGTGCGGAAAGCCCCTGTTCGACACCGATGAGCGCAACAACCGAGCCGTGAGTATCCAGTTCGGTACTCTCGAAGGAGACAAGGAATCTCCGCAATGGAGCAGCCCGGCCCCCGTGAAAAACACATGGGGTCGGATGCACGAGCGGTGTTTCCTGTTGGTCATCGGTGACCGCCGCGGTGTCGAGCTGGCAGCCCGTCACGCAGGCTAGCAACAACGGGCATTGACAAACTCTCGTGACCCTCTCATATTAGGGGGCATGGGAACCCGTTTTGTAGACGTACCGGCTGACGCGATTCTGGGCGAGCTGCGAGCAATCGCGAGCGCTGTGCAGGGCAAGCGAGGCTACTCCAGCGAGGGCGTCGCGGGGCGCGAGATAGTGTTCGACATTGGGCCGCCGGGCGGCGTCGCAGTGGTGCGCGTGTATACGTCGCTCGCGCTCGGCGAGGACGCGGTGCGCGACTGCGGGGAAGACGCCGTGCGGCTGGTGTTGGGCGCGGTGATGCCCAGCGACACCGGGCTTCGTTTCAAGCCCCTGGGCGAGTCCAGGCGCATCTACCGGACGGCTCCCAAGGGCACGGCCGACGAGCGGGTTGCGGTCTTCATGAAGCGCCTGCGCGATGCCATCCGCGAGTTCTACGCGATGGCCCTGCGCGTGCCGTCATGCCCGAGCTGTGGGGGCCCGCTGGTCCGGCGCGAGAGCAGGGACGGGCGGGCCTTTCTGGGGTGCGCCAGGTACCCGGTATGTCGCGGAACGAGGCCCGCGTGAGCCGGGTCATCGGGCGCTCAGTCAGCCTCTTGACAAACTGCCCTGATGGCATCATATTGATGGCGTGGCAAAGGAACACATCAAGATGAAGATCACCGTGAGCTACTCCTCTATCGACCGGTGCTACAAGACTCGGTCATTCGCGACCCTCGCGGGCGCGCGCAAGTTCGCGCACCGGTGCGTGGGCGCGCACCCAGAAATGGGCGGCTACTACGCCGTGTCCGGAGACGGCATCGGCAAGATCACCGTGAGAGGGGACGCGAGCCTCAAGGACTTGTTCCCGGAGCCCGCCGAGGACGACGGCCCGGCCCTGGGCAGCGACGAATCGAAATACGACGATCGAGGCTGGCCCAAGTCGAACTCCTACCTGTGACAATGATTCTCGGACCGAAAGGAATCCAGAGCGATGAAGATCAAGATTGAAATCGGCACCGGCAACGAGGCTTTCTCGGACGAGAATCTGTGTCCCGAGGTGGCGCGCATCTTGCGCAAGCTCGCGGATAGCATCGAGCGCGGCGGCCAGCTGGAGCCCGGCGACAGCAGTCGGCTCATGGATTTGAACGGCAACGCCGTTGGCTTTTCCAAGGTGACCCGGTAGCTCACTGACCCACCCAAAGAAGGAACAGAGCAATGATTTACGGAAGCAAGTACGACCGCTCTATCGACATCGTCGAGATTGCCAAGCGCGTGCGCGCCGACGTCAAGACCGCGGTGGACGAGGGCAGGTTGCCCGCTCCGTTCGCGGTCGGCGTGCGCGTCCAAAAGTATTCGGGCGGCCGGAGCTTGCACGTGACCATCAAGGACATGCCCGGCGACATCTTCAGTTCGGACTTCATCGCCTGGTATGTCGCCAATCCGCACGCATCCTTCCACGACGCTCCGGCCAGGTACGTGCCCGAGGCCAGGGCTGTGCTCGACTGCATCAAGGAGATCGTGGGCGCGTACAACCACGACGGCAGCGACATCTCGACCGACTACTTCAACGTCAACTTCTACGAGCACATCTCGTTTGACGAGGCGCTCGAACGGTCCAGCCGAGAGCGCATCCTCGCCCGGATGGCCGAGGCCGCGTTAGCCGGTCCCGAGCCGACGGCTGAGCCCGAAAAGGTGGCCGTGGGCGCCGAGCGCCCTGGCATGAACTTCACCGTCGGCGACATCGAGATCACCACGACGCTGCGCGATATCTACCCGAGCAACGTCATCCCGTTTCCGGTGGGCGGCCGACGCGGCATGGCCCGTCGCTGACCTCTTGACTAACGCAAGTCTCCCGCTTAGATTGTGGCTCGGAAGGACCAAGGCATCATGACTGACTTTCACGACAAGTTGCTCTCTGGGTTGAATCCCGAGCAACGCGAAGTCGTGCTCCACGACAAGGGGCCGTTATTGGTGGTCGCTGTCGCCGGGGCAGGCAAGACTCACGCCCTGGTCAACCGGTGCGGCTACCTCGTGCGCGTGCGCGGGGCGGACCCGTCACGCATCTTGGCGGTCACATTCTCCAAGGCGGGGGCCTCGGAGATGCAAGAGCGACTCGAATCGCTGATCGGCTCGTCCGGTGCGCGCATCGGCACGTTCCACTCGCTCGGCCTGGAGATCGTCTTCTCTGAGCGGCCCGAGATGAAGGGCTGGAAGATCGACGACTCCGACCGCTATCGGCTCTGCCTCAAGGACGCCGTTGGCTACAAGGAGATGGACTGGAAGGAACACGACATCACTCTGCTCAGCTCGTTTGTCGGCCTGTGCAAGGCGAACATGGCGCGGCCTGAGAGCGACGTGGCCAAGGCCATCGCCGAGGACATCTACAGGCGCGTGCGGAAGCCAGGCGCGCATCCAGGCTTGAGCCTGCGGGCGTACGCGCGCGCGGAGGAGCTGCGCCGTGAACGGCTGCTGATGACCTTCGATGACATGCTTGTCGAGTCGGTCGAGCTGCTGCGTGACAACGATGCCGTGCGCGAGCGCTGGGCCAGCCGGTACGACTACGTGCTCCAAGACGAGGCGCAAGATCAAAACCTGGCGCAGCTCCTGATGGGCGAGCTGCTGGCTCAAGACCACAAGAACTACATGCTGGTCGGTGACCCAGCGCAATGCATCTACACCTGGCGCGGCGCCAAGCCGGAGAAGCTGCTGAACTTTGAGTCCGCCTGGAGCGCCAGGGTGGTGCGGATGGGCCGCAACTATCGCTGCGGACAATCAATCATCGACGTGGCGAACGCCTCGCTCGACTCGATGGACCCGGCCACCAAGCTCGACATCAGGATGATTGCGGAGCGTCGCGAGGTAGGCAGCGATGACGTGGTCGCAGGCGAAGTGACCTGTCGTCAGTACACGACCATCGACGACGAGGGCTTCGGGATTGTCGATCAAATCCAATTGCTGGTCGAAGACGGCCGCAAGCCCAAGGATTTCGTGGTGCTCTATCGTGTGAACGCGCAATCGAGGTCGCCCGAGGAGGCGCTGATCACGGCGCGCATCCCATACCGTGTCATCGGCGGCGTGAGCTTCTACGAGCGCAAGGAGGTCAAGAACCTCCTGGCCTACCTGCGACTGGCCAACGGCGGCGGCACTCTTGACGACGTCGGGCGCTGCATCAACACGCCCTTTCGGTATCTCGGCAAGGCATTCGTGGACAAGGTTCGCGAGGAGGCCGAGAAGCGCGGCGCGACGACTGGACCGGCCAACTGGTCCGATATCGTTCGCGTGGTCGCGGATCGCGCGGGCCTGCAAAGTCGGCAACGGAGCAGCGCGCTTGGCTGGGCCGACATCCTCGATCGCATGCATGCGCGGATCGCGAAGGGACCGACCGCGATGCCGGGAACGTCCGCCTACGACGAGTCGCTGCCCGCGGCCATCCTCGAACGAATCGTGCTCGAAACCAGGTACTCCGAGGCTCTGCTCAAGGAGGAGGGCGAGGAGAGCACCGAGAACAGTCGCGTGAGCAACGTGCGCGAGATGATTCGGGCGGCTGGCCGGTTCAACTCGGCCACCGACCTGCTCAGCTACGTGGATGTCAACATCAAGGCCAGCAAGGCCAACTCGAAGGACAAGGACCCAAACCAAGTCACGCTGTGCACGCTGCACCGCGCCAAGGGCCTGGAGTGGCCCGTCGTGTTCCTGGCTGGCGTCTCGGACCTCATCCTGCCGCACGGCAAGGCCGAGGAACCCGAGGAGGAGCGTCGGCTCTACTACGTCGGCGTGACGCGCGCGCGCGACATGCTGCACGTGAGCTGCGTGAAAACCATCGCCTTCGGGAGCAAGCTCCGCGAAGTGGCGCCGAGTCCGTTCTTGGCCGAGTCCGGGCTGACCCCGATTCCGGCGGGCGGAAAGGTCGCGATGGCAAGTTAGTAAGCACGGCTTGCCAGTCCCCCCTGGTAAATCGCGCTTCTGCCCGCTCCCCCACCCGTGAACGTCCGCCTTTCCTTCCAGTTTCGGTCAGGGCGTTAGGGTGGGGAGCGGGGTCTTTTTACGTTGTCGTCCAGGCCCAGGCGGGTAGGCTGCTCGGGCACAAGGAGAAGTCGATGCAAATCAGGCCGCTCGGAGATCGCGTGCTCGTGTCCAGGATCGAAGCTGAATCAGTGACGTCCGGCGGCTTCCTGGTGCCGGACAACGCCAAGGAGAAGAAGGATCGGGCGACCGTGATCGCCGTCGGCGACGGCCGCGTGATGGACGACGGCACGGTGATGCCGCTCGACGTTAGAGCTGGAGACCTGGTGCTGTTCGGCAGGCACTGCGGCACCGAGGTAGAGGCGGGCGGCAAGAAGCTGCTGATGATTGGCGAGGACGACGTGCTCGCGATTATCGAGCCCTACCTGGACGAAAAGTAGACACAGGCCGAGTCCGGGCCCTATGCTGGCCACCAGCGGAGGGCCTGCCCCCATGTCGGTTTCGCCAATCACGACTTTCGGTGTCTTCAAGAACCTGCTCACGCAGGCCGTGAACAACGACAGCACGCTGTCGAGCGCGGTCAAGTCTTCGATGCTGGCGAGGCTCAACGAGCTGCCGCGCGAGGTCGGCATCGCGCTCGACTTCTCGACGGTGGAGAGCGTGGCTGGCTTCGTGTCGGTGAGCCAAATCACGCGCTCGGTCGAGGTCGCCATCGGCGCGTCCGGCTCGAACCGGGCGACCTGGGGACTGCTGAGCTTCGGCGTGCCGCTGACCATCGGCGGCATGAAGACGGCTGCCGGGTTCTTCGCTGGCAACACTGGCGCGAGCGCCAACACGCCGGTGGACATCGCCGACGTGGCCCTGGAGTACCGTCTGTCAGCGACCGACTCCTGGAAGTCGTTCGACCGCAACACCGTGCTGTACGGCGTGACCGCGATTCAGTTCGCGGCGGCCATCGCCGATCAGGTGGCGGCAGTCGCGTTGCCGGGGCTGCACCTGGGTGCCGTTCAGGAGTAGACCGCGAGACATCGGGGACTGATTTGGGGCGCTGGCTGAGGCGATGGTGGTGGTTGCTGTGGCTGGTCGTATGTGCCAGCTGCATGCGCCGCGAGGCCATGGCTCCACATGCCGACCACGGCGTTGCCGACGCCGATCGTGTGGAGCATCCAGCGAAAGCGGGACCCGTGGACGATCGCCTTGACCTGGACAGGGCAGTCGTTGAGAGAGAGATGTCAGGGGCGGAGTCTTCGGCGATCGAGGGCACCGGAAACCTCGGCTCCGGCCACGGGCGTATGGGTGGCGGATCCGAGGGCTCCGGTTTCGGCGCAGGCCACGGGCGCCTCGGTGGCTCCGAGGGTCTCGGCCTCGGTCACCGGCCCACGCCGCCAACCACGGGGCTCGGTGCGCCCGCCGACCACGCCGCTGAAGACCCGGTCGAGAACCCATCGGCCACGCCGACGACCGCGGACCCGCTGGCAACGGTTCAGTCTGTCGTGGACAAGTTCGGCTCGGCGAACATTGCGTTCAATCCGCCGAAGTCGATGAACATGGGAGACAGGAGGCTGGTCGAGCTGCTGCTGTCACCGGCGGAAACCCAGGCTGCGCTACGGGCCGGGTTGCCAGCCGAGGACCAGGGCTCGGCCGAAACGGCTGCGGTCCAGGTTGCTCCACGCATGGAGGCGAGGCTTACCGGCCTCGGCTTTGCGGTCGAGAGCCTGTCTCCGTCCGAGCAGGCCGTGGGCAAGTCGCAGCGCGCGCGCTGGTCATGGCTCGTGACGCCGACAGCGGAAGGGATTCAGTTCCTGCACCTATCGCTATCCGCTCGGATTAGCGTGGAGGGGCACGATACTCCGTTCGTGGTCAGGACATTCGACCGGCAAATCGCGGTGAAGGTGACGACGATGCAGCGTCTACAGACGCTGATCTCAGAGCACGGTGGCTGGGCTTGGGGCGCACTCGGCGTCCCGCTGTCTGGCTATCTTTGGAAGCGGTACAGGCAGTACCGCAAGAAGCGAAAGGTAGAGAGCGATCATGGGTAAGAGGCTGTTCGTAGGAAACCTGGCATGGGGGACGACCGATCAGGACTTGGTCGATTTCTTCGGCGCCGGGACGGTGAGCGCGAAGGTCATCATGGACCGTGAGTCCGGCCGCTCGCGCGGGTTTGCCTTCGTCGAAACGGAGTCCGACGCGGACGCCGAGCGCATCATGCGCACGTTCGTCGGGGCCAATCTCCAGGGGCGCGAGCTGCGCATCAACGAGGCCGAGGAGCGGACGAGGTCGGATAGTCGGCCGCGCTCAAGCGCCGGTGGTGGCGGCGGCGGCGGTGGTGGCGGTGGCTACAGCGGCGGTGGCCCTGGCGGTGGCGGGCGCTATACGCCATCGGCTTCGCCGTCAGAGGTGCGGCACAGCAAAGGCTCGCGCCGCCGCGGTCGAGGCGACCACGACAGCGACAGTTGGTAGGGCGCTTGTCAAACCGACGCAGCCGTATTACTACGGCATGCGCGTCGGAGTTGCGAGAGGCTGAATGACGTACACGGACAAGCAGGTTGAGTTCCTCCCGACGTCGGCTTGGGCCGTGCTGCGCTTCCTCGAAGAAGTGAATCTGCCGGGCGGTCGCTGGCTGGAGCCGTGCGTGGGCGGCGGCTCGATCGTCAAGGCGGTCAACAGTGTTCGCGACGACATCGAGTGGGTGACGTTGGACATCAAGAGTCGTCCTGAGTTTCCGGCGCAGCATGTCGGCGACTACACGAAGCTCTATCGGGAGCTGGGCGCCTTCGACGTGGCGATCTTCAATCCGCCGTTCAGCAGGGCGCTGGAGTTCGTGCAGTGCGCCGCTCGGCATGCTCGACACGTGTGCATGTTCCAGCGTCTCAACTGGATCGCCAATGGCACTCGCGCCCAGTGGCTCAGGCCGAGGATGCCAGGACTACACATACTGCCCAATCGCCCAGGCCACTTTGCCGAAAAGGGCAGCACAGACATGCAGGAGTACGCCTGGTTTTTGTGGCCTCGCCAGCACGACGAGGTTCGGATCCTATCGAACACCAGCAGCGCTACGCGCAAGCACGATCGACTGCTGGCGACGGCAGGGCAGGACCTGGCCGATCGACAGATGTCGCTGTTTCCCGATCCGCGATGAACCCAGGAATCACAAAGACAGTCGCGCTGCTGAACGCGCACGGGTTCGACACCTGTGACTCGGGCGACGGAGAGACGCGCGAGTTTTCATGCGATCGCGAGAACGGGTATGTGGTCGTGCGCCTGCGCCCGGACCAGCCGCTGGAGGCGTCCGCGGACAGCATTGCGGCGCTGCTGAAGGCGCACGGAGTGCCAGTCGGCGAGCCAGTCAGCGACTCTGGCGGCGTCATCGTCCAGGCCAACTACTGCCCGCACGACGGGGTTCGTCTCGTAGACGTGGAAGGAATACACGATCGGATGCTCACGACACTGTCTGCTTGACAAACTGTATTCACGTCATGGATAATGTCGATAGATGGACACTCCGAACGCAAAGATTCTTGATGCGGCAGGCTTTGCGGCTGAGAAGCATGCGGGCCAAGTCCGAAAGAATGCCGCCGGTAAGAAGGTTCCTTACATTGTTCACCCGCTGCGTGTAGCGGCCAGCCTCGCGCGCTCGGGCGCTCACGAGGACGCGATTGTTGCGGCCATTCTCCACGACACGCTGGAGGACACGGACACGACGCACGCGGAGCTGATCGACCGGTTCGGGCGGTCGGTTGCGGACATAGTTTTAGAGGTGACTGACGACAAGATGTTGTCCAAGGATGAGAACAGAAGTCGCCAAGTCGCCAAGGCTCCACACATGTCTGAGGGAGCCAAGCTGATCAAGGTCGCGGACAAGACCGACAACGTGATGAGCGTGGTCGAGTCGCCTCCGAACTGGAGCGACGAGAAAAAACTCCTGTATGTCGAGAGCGCGACTCGCGTAGTAATCGCGCTCGGACTCGGGTTCGAGCACGCGGAGCTTGTGGGGAGATTCTGGTCTGCCGTAAGCGTGGCCAGAGCGACGGTCACCGAGGCTGCGTAACTCCAAAGATGCCTGTTTCTGAGGATAGTGGCAGGGCAATGGCGAGAGCGGCAGGCGCGCTCTGTCTTGTCTCCTGGGCCTCTCTTGTGCTGGCGCAGCCTCCTGTTGCCGACGACTCGCGCAGTGAGCTTCTTCGAGTCTTGGTGGCCGAGTCTCGCTGGAACACTACGCGCTCACATGCCGCGATGCTTCATGTCCTGCGCAGGTTCGCGATCAGACATGATCTGACAGCGACAGGAGCGGCCGACCGACTCGTCTGGGCCTACAGCAACGCCCAGGCGGACCATCCTTGGATTCGCTACCTCAGCGGATCATGTGAGCGCCCTGACTACTACAAAGGCACATGGCCGAGGGACAAGTGCTTGCGAGTGGTTGATTTTATTGACTCATTCGAGTCTGGGAGGGTTGCAGATCCTTGCGCGGGCCAAGCAAGTGGCTGGCGTTCGCCAAAGAGTAAGGCTCTGCGCTACGCTCTGCGTCACGGCTATCGCAGAGTTCGGTGCGTCGGGGGCACTACACTCGCTTTTGTAAAGGAGGCCAGACATGAACGATGATCAACAACGCGCCGAACGACGTGCGGCAATCCGGGCAATCTCGCGGCGTACACCGCAAGAGCTGGCCGCAATTCGCGAGGCTGCGAGGTTTGCCAGAAAAAACTACGTACCGCCGAAGCCAGCGCTTTGCCAAACAGACGACTGCAAGACGATCGTGTACGGCGGCCGGGTCTGCACGCTGTGCTCGTCGCCAACCCCGGAGATTGAACTCGTGAACGATCAGATTCCTGCTGCGCCAGAAATCGTCGAGCTTTGTGTCGAGAGGCCGCAGAAGTCGATAGGGCCTGTTGGCATCGCGGTCGTGTGCCTGATGATTGTGTTTTCGTTGGTTGCCTCGTACATGCAGAGGCACGAAGAATCGCGGACATCTGGGTCAGTGATCGTTGCGGATTGACGGTGGTAAGCGGGACAAAAGCCTATGTTATTCGTTGAGCCAGACGAGATCGAAATCATCCCCGCCGGGCGCACGAAGTGCCAGGCATGCGAGGAGCGCTACGCCTCGTGGCGCATAGGCACGGTTGAGGCGCCAACGGTCAGGCGCGACCTATGCGGATGGTGTGCGCTCTACGACCAGAAGACGGCATGGGCGCACGACAACCGCGAGGAGCTGGCTCACGTGGGCGAGATGGTGCTCGGGTACGCGCGTAGGTCGGTCAACAAGAAGGCCGTCATTCCCGAACTGGACGATCGACATCGTCTCGATCCGGACGCTGCCGATCGATTCTTCATGGGCGTGGTGTTCACCAGTCGGATGCTTGGGAGCGGGCCGCTCGGCCGAATGACCAAGGTCGGCGCAGCCGCGAGAGAATTGCTCGATGACGACGAACCCACCGCCTAGCTCGTGGCCGCGCGTGCGCGTGGGCCAGCGTGTTCGGTTGCTGAAGAATGGCGCCGAGGGCGAGGTCGTTGGAGTTCGCCAGGCGCGAGACGTGCTGCGCACGATGACCGAGATGGACGCGATAATGCTTGGGCCCAAGTGCCAGGCGCTGTATGGCTCGCGCTGGCTCGACGTCTACTACGAGGCGGACGTGAGGCTTGGAGAGGGCGCGCTCGTGACCGTGGGGCCGAACGGCATCGAGCTAGTGCTTCCCGATCGGCGTTGACAATCGAGGCTGATACGATAGGATGTTTCGATGCAGTCCGATCGCGACAAGACCCTTCGGGAGGCGATGGATGCGACCTCGGAGCGATCGAGGTCTGCGAGAGCTGGCAGACGATCCAAGATCCAGGTCACCAAGCCATGGCGAGTCTTGGAGGAGTCGTGGCACGAGCAGATGCGGCTGACGTTCGGCAAGAAGTACCAGTCGTCGCCGTGGGGCGTGGCCGAGACGAGCCTCGCCAAGGCGTTGCTGAAGGAGGTCGATTTGGAGACGGCCACCAAGATGGTCCAGGCGTTCATCCCGGCCTGGAAGAAGGATGGGACGCCAGGGTTCGGCTACTTCTGGAAAGCGCGGGATTCGTACCGAGCCATCGCGCTCGGCCAGGTGAAATCGAAACGCGAGCGCATCAACCAAGACGAGTTCAACGAGGCCAGGGACGGCCATTTACCCGATATAGGATGGTGAGTTTGCACACGACGTGACATGGCGTTACACTACAGGCGTGGCAGGCAATACATGCGAGTCGAGGGATACAGAAACCGGCTAACTGCCGATCACTTCGAGCTGATGCGAATTCCGCGTCGCTTCTGGGGCGCCTCTGTCTCCGAAATCGAGCCGCTGACCAGGAAAGTCATCGTCAGCTACCTCCGCCAGCTCGACGACATGCTCGACCGCGGTGCCGGTATCTTGCTCTGGGGCAGGAACGGTCGCGGCAAGACGAGCGCGGCGGTGTGCGTGGCCAAAGAGGCTCGCCGTCGCGGCGCATCCGTGTTGATGGTCACCGCAGCCGCCCTCATCGAGGCGGCCAGGGAACGGTCCACCGAGGATCGGCAACTTGTGGAGCGCGTGCGCGGCGTGGACTTTCTTTTGCTCGACGATCTCGACAAGGAGTACCCCGGCGACAGCGGGTACTCGGAGCGATTCCTGGAGAACCTGTTTCGCGAGCGCGGAGCGAACCGGCTCACGACCTGGATCACCTCGAACGCTGGGCGTGACGGTCTGATCGAGCGTTACAAGATTTCCATGATGGAAGTGCTCAAGGAGATGGTCGTGCCAGTGCGCATGAGGACGGGCATCGGCGAGAACGGTGACGAAGGCGAGAATCACCGCGACGACGAGCAGAAAAAACTGAGCGATCAGCTTCTGGCTAAGGTAGGTTAGGCAGTCCTGGGCCTGACGTGGCCGATGTGAATTCGGCTGGCAGCCACGTCGCTGTTGGTCCTGACTTGTCAGCAATAGGGGCGCGGACGTGGACATTGATGCGGCAATCCTTTGGTGCGCGACGCGAGACGACAGCGCGTTGAAGATGGCCAAGTCGCTCGGCGTAACCGATCGGCTGCTGAACGGTAACGCCAAGGCGGCTTGGAAGTTCATCGGCGAGTACCAGGAAAAGTACGGCACGATCCCAAGCGTCGGACTCATCGTCGAGAACAGCGGCTGCGTCGTGAAGCCGCCGGACAGCGAGGAGGATCGCGTCGAGCTGCGATACGTTGTCGATCAGCTCTATGATCGCTTTCAGTTCAAGTCGCTCAACTACGGCCTCGGCAAGTCGAGCGAGGCGCTTGAGAACGGTAACCAGCAAGAAGCTGTAGACGAGGTCCTCAAGCTATCCGATCACCTACGCTCCGAGCGAAGGGATCAGCTTCAGATCCACTCGCTCGGCGACGTGGCGCCGGACGTGCTCGCGATGTACGAGCGCGTAAAGCGCGGCGAGACTGGCGTGCCGTTCCCGTGGCAGACCATGACCGACATGACTCTCGGCATGTGGCCAGGGACGCTGACGTTCTTCGTAGCTCGTCCTGGGGTCGGTAAATGCGTCCACGAAGACACCGAGATCATCGATCCGGTCACCGGCGTGCCGACCTCGATTCGGCAGGTATACGACAGTCGCGGCTTTGCTCGCGTGGCGAGCTGGTCGAAGGAGCGTGGCGTCCACGCCGTGCCGATCTCGGCCAAGGTGGACACCGGGAGAAAGGAATGCCTGCGGGTCACGTTTCGCACAGGGCGAACGATCACGGTCACGCCAGAGCATCCATTCCTGTCGCCAGAAGGTTGGCTACGAGCCGACGCGATCAAAGTCGGAATGACCATGGCCTTGCCCGCCAGGATGCCAACGCCGGAGCAGCCCGTGTCGCTGAGTCCGCTCGAAGTGGATCTGCTCGCCGTGCTTCTCTCGGAAGGCAGCTATACCGGACACCACACCGGGTTCACCACGTCCGACGCGAGCATCCTTGAGATCGCGCGCGCGGCGGGCGAGTGGGCGGGTGCGCCGGTGAAGCATCGCAGTCGCTACGACTACGACTTTGTGCGTCCAGCTCAGTCTGCCGAACCGAACGCGGTCAGAGAGATTCTGCGCCGTCACGGGATCGCCGGAACGCTTGCCAAGCACAAGGTTTTGCCGGAGGCGATCTGGCGATTGCCGCTTGAACAGCTGTCTCGTTTCTTGTCTGTGTTCTGGATGTGCGACGGGTACGTGGACGCGGCTCCAGGGGTCACGCTTGCATCTGAGAGGCTCGTTCGGCAGATCCAGTCGCTGCTGCTGCGTCTCGGTGTCCAGTCATCTGTCGGAGAAAGGACAGCAAAAATCGGAGAGGCTTCGTATCCGGCGTGGAGGCTGCGTGTTCACGCGGAGTGCTTCGAGGCGTTCGCGGCCGGGACGTCGCTCTGGGGAGACAAGAAGGACAGGCTCGACGCGCTTCTGACCATGGAGCGTAACCCAAACATCGGCTTTCCGAGGGTTAGCGACGAGACGATTGAGGCGTTGCGGCGAGTCTCCGACTCAGGGACTGGCCGATGGCAGGGCGGCAAGCATGAGATGGTGGCCGCGGCGCTTGACAGGGTTCAGTTTCAGTTCCGAGACATGTTCGGAGCCAGCAACAGCATCAAGAAGACGGCTTTCGTTGGCTTCGCAGAGGTGTACGGGATCGCCGATCAGTATGCATGGTGGTGGAACTCCGACATCTTCTGGAACGAAGTGGTGACGATCGACTCGGTGGGCGAGCAGAAGATTTACGATCTCACGATCGCCGACACACACTGCTTCGTGGCCAACGATGTCATCGTTCACAACACTTGGACAGCGGTCATCATGGCCATGCACGTCTGGCAGGTGGCCAAGCTCAAGGTGTTGATCGTGTCGCCTGAGCTTGGCCGAGTTGAGCTTGGCGAGCGGTGCGTGGCCAAGTACGGAGGGTTTTCGTACAAGGACATGGTCAGCGCCGAGCTGGGAGTGTTCGCCGAGCCCAAGTTCTACCAGGTGATCGAGGAGTTGAAGGCCAATGGCGAGGGCCTCTACATCCTCGACGATGAGGATCGGTTGCAGCCCGACTACATCGAGCAAGCGGTGGAGGCGGTTCAGCCGGACATCGTGATCATCGACAGCCTCTATATGCTGCGTGTCGAGCGCGGTAAGGTGAAGTCGGGCGCTGGCAGCAAAGGCGACCGCATGGAGCGCGTGGTCGAGACCATCAACTGGATGCGCGGATTGTCACGCAAGAAGCGCTCGTTCGCCCCGGAGGGGTTGCCGGTGGTCGGCATCCACCAGCTCTCGCGAGACGGCAAGGTGCGCTCCGACGCCGCAAAGTCCATCAAGTCCGGACGTGGTACCGGCGGCCTGGAGGACACCGTGGCCCTGTCGGACGCCCTGTTCTGGAACGCGCACAACCTGTTCGCGATGTACCAGGACCAGTACATGATGCAGGATCATCAGCTCATGTACGTTCCGCTCAAAGCGCGCCGTCAGACGAAGGTGTCGAGCCTCGTGATCAGCTGGGACCTGGTCACGATGGATTTCAAGGAGTTGGGTACGAAGGTTGGCGAGCAGACCGCGGCGTACCAGGATGAGGAGTTGGAGGTTCCGTACTAGATGAATATCGAAACCATCATCGGCCTCGTCGGAGTGACGCTGGCGATCACCGTTGGCGGGGTGATCGACGACCTGAGAGGATGGCTCGTTGGCTTCGCCGTGCCGTACAACCCACTAAGAGTGCTCGGTAACATGCTGTCATCGACGATGACCGTTGGGTTCTTTTGCGGAGTCTTGTGGGCAGCGTTTACCAGGCACGACCCGGCGCTGTCGGGCGGCTTGGTGGCTATGGCCTCGGCCGTTGCCGACGAAGGGCTCGCGCTGCTGCACGGCCTCGTCCGCAGGGTGATGCCGTTCAGGCCGCCGCAGCCGATGCCAATGCCTATCGAGGTCCCGGCCAAGACAAGGGCGCCCAAAAACGAGGACGAGGCTCATGCCGCGATGGATCGCAGGGATGCGGAGCGAGAAGGGTGAGTGGGCCATCGCGTGGCGCGGTGATCCTCTCTGCGCTGCGGTGGCTTGTGCGGCGCGAGATGAGTCGTTTCCCGGCTCAGGACGATGGTGGCAGCGAGGTGCTACACGTCATTGACGCGGAGCTGGAGTTGGAGAAACAGGAGCGAGGAGAAGCAGATGACAGCAAGGAGAGCTAAAGGATTCCCGATCAGCCCCAGAGCGGATCTTGTGTTCGTGGCTGACTACGGTCAGCCGGACATGACGGAAGGCGGGCTCATGATCGGCGACAGTGGCACGGACTACTGGCGCTACAGAGCCAACGATTGGCGATTCGGGGAGGTGATCGCCATCGGCCCCGGTCCTTGGTCGGAGGACGGCAGTCGCCGACTGCCAATGCCTCGGATCGAAATCGGCGACGTGATCATGTTCAGCCGCAAGCACGGCACACGTCTGCCGGGAGACATGCGCTACAAGCATCCGCTGTACTCCAAGGGTCCCGCCGCCGACGGCTTGCTCATTCGCGTGCTCGATCCCATGAAGTGCCAGGCAGTCTGCGCCGACTTCAAGCCATGGTGGAACGTCCACCTGAGCCAGCTCGAACCGTCCAACACGATGACGGGCTGATATGCAGGCCGACGAGCTGGCATCGCTGCTCCAGGGCGCGGGCGCAGAGCGTGTGCGCGTAATCTCTCACTCCAAGGTCTCGTGCGCGTGCCCGCTCGCGCGATGGACGCATCCCAAGGGAGCGGACAATCACCCGTCGTTTGTGGCCTTCACTGAGGGCAAGCACGGAGATCCGATCTACGCCTGCCAGGCGTGCCACGACGAAGGGTCGGTGCGCGACCTACTGCTGTTCCTCTGGAGCAAGGGCGTAGAGGTGTTCCACTGGATCGAGGTGCTCGACGCTGGCAAGACGGTCACCAAGCAGGAGGTCGCCGAGGCAACGAAGCGATCCGAGCGGCTGCTGGCGAGCGCGGCCCGGTCTGATGTCCAGGGGTTCCGCGTGATGGCGCCAGTACCGGCGCCGCTCACTCCGATCGTCGAGCGGCTTGCCACGGACAGGCCGTGGTACGACTACAAGTGCCTGGCCGAGGCCGATGCTGTGCCGGAGATTCCATGGGCCGAGTACGAGCCCTACGTCGGCAACGTGCCGCAGTACGCCCTGGATCGCGGACTGACCGAGGAGACGTGTCGCGTGTGGGAGCTGGGACACGACGTCCAGGGCAAGCGCCTGCTCTTTCCGATTCGAGATCGCCGAGGGCGACTGATCACGATCTCAGGGCGGCTCTACACCAAGCGATGCCCGCGATGCGATGGCGGCTTTCGCACGGGCTGTGGACGGTGCGGGAAGCCGGAGGCCGATCATGCCGAGGGCGGCGACTGCGAGTTCAAATCCACCAGGCCGGTGTGCGAGAAGTGCGGACTCGGCGAGCCGCCGAAATACCTGCACCGCAAAGGGTTCCAGCGGAACTTCACGCTCTACGGCGAGCACCGCGGCGACGACACCGACGGGCGCGTCTACGTGGTCGAGGGTCACTTGGACATGCTCAGGCTGTGGCAGGCCGGGTACAGGCCGGTCGTGGCCGTGCTCGGGACCGGGGTTGGCGAGGCGCAGATCGAGAAGATCGTAGCCAGGTGGTCGAAGGTCATTGTCGTGCCCGACGGTGACAAGGCCGGTCGAGACATGGGCGCTCGAATCAAGCACATGGTGGCCGATAGGATCGGCGTCACGGTCAAGGTCTTGCCGGAGGGCTCAGACCCCGGCGGAATGACCGATTTTGATCTGCAAGAGCTGCTCGGAAAGCCGCCTGCTCAGACCGCTTGACAAAGGCTTGTGTCTGAGTGACAAGTGCTGAACATTGGTTTGCCAAAGCAAACCTTCAAGTTGTTCCAAGGAACACAACACAGGAGATTCAACATGAGTTGGATGGGCACCGGATACAGTGGTCTCGACAAGGTTTACGAGGAGATGGGCGGCAAGGGCGGACCTCGCCGCGTGTGGGTTCCGCCGGGGAAGACGACCAGGTTTATGTTCCTGGATGACGACCCGTCGAAGTTCTTCGAGCATCAGTTCTTCTACAACGGCAACTGGCGCAACTGGGAGCCGTGCATCGTGCGCAACAAGATCGGTCCGAGCTGCCCGATCTGTGATGCATCCGACAAGAACTACGCCGCATACGTCGGCCTGCACACCGTCATCAACATGACGCCGTGGTTCACGAAGAAGGACGTGGAGGTCTGCTTCAGTCGCGAAATCTTCGCGGCTCGACTCGGCAGCGACGAGAAGCCGGGCGTGCTCAAGAAGCTGAAGAAGCTCTCCGAGAAGTACGGCCGACTGCGCGGACTGGTGTTCGACATCGAGCGCCCGGGCAAGAAGACCGAGGTCTGCGGTAGCGAGTTTGAGCTGGTCGAGCAGATCGATCCGAAGGGCATCCGCGAGTATGCGACGGCGCAGCTCAAGGATTACATCGATCGCACGAACAAGAAGGCGACGCAGGACAAGCAGCTCACGATGGAGCAGCAGTGGAAGCGCAACCCGTGGGAGCCGTACAACTTCGAGGAGGTTATCAAGCCTCGATCGTATGAGGAGCTGAAGGGAATGTTCGCCCGCGGCGGCGGCAAAGGCGGCGGCGACGACGACGAAGGCGGCGGCACCGGCACCGGCGACGACGAGATGCCCTACTGACGAAACGCTTGTTGCATCAGTAGAGTGATCGCGATATATCGGCGCCCATGGGTTGGTCGCACGGTAATCGCTGGACACAGGAAATGGTTCGCGTCGCATTGACGGAGCACGTGGGGAGACTAGGTCGCATGCCGTCGATTGGTGAAATGAGGGCGGCGGGCCAGGGTGCGCTGGCGATGGCCGCTTCGCGTAGCGGTGGGATGCGAGCCTGGGCGGCCAGGCTTGGCGTTGAGCAGAAGGGCACAGAGACCCATCGAGGCCAGAAGTGGGAGCGCCATGAGGCGGCCTTCTTCTCCTCGATGGGGCTCTCCGTGGTGCCGCAGACCGCCAAGGCTCCATTCGATCTGCTGGTGAACGGGCATCGAGTCGATGTGAAGTCATCGACGTTCCGGGACTATGGGTATGTCACCGGGTATCTGTTCAACGGCCTGAAGAACGGATCTGATAGCGACTTCTTCGACTTTGTGTGCGTGGAAGGAGGCTTGGTTCTTCATCGTTTCATCATTCCGTCGGCCATTGCCTGTACTCGTTCTTTGACGATCACGCAGAGCAGTATCGACGGCATCGGTAAGCGGAAGAAGTGGTTCGGGTTCAAGGACGCTACGGCGCTTCTTTTGGAGACACGGGCAGTTCGATGAAGCTCTGGATAACAACTCTGCTGCGATGGCGGCGAAGGTTCGCCCACGACCGGCTCGGCTGGCCGGTCGTCACGCCAGGTCAGGCGATCGGGTTCGACGGGTGTTCGCACATGACGAGATGCGAGGAGTGCAGCGCCCGCGTGCTGCAAGATAGCAACGGAGATTGGTTTCACGTGGCGGAGCAATGCTAGTCTCCGCTGGCGCACCTACGCGGCCGAAGCGGCGGCGGTTTACCCCCCTAGATCGCCTCAACATGCGGCCCGTAGGTGCGTCTTTCAATTTGGTCGATCGATCATGAGGGTTCGCGTGTCCGGGCTGGTCTGGGTGCCGAAGGCAGAGCTGGGAAACAGCCTGGCCCAGCTCAAGAAGGCGCTGACCATCGTGCCGAGAAAGTCGGCGTACGCGGATAGCGAGCCGCCGACGCCGGTACCGTGCTGGGCGGAGACGCTCGATGAGTTCGGGTTGCCGAGGGACTACTTTTTTGGGAGCGCCAAACAGCAGCACGACATCGTTTGGGAGCTGTCCGAGGGCAGCCCAATATCGATCCAAAGCAACCTGCGACAGACGGGCGACTACGCCGAGCAGGCGCTCGCGCTGGATACGCTGGAGGCATGGTTTCGCGGCTTCGATACCGCGGCCGATCCTATTTCCGCCGGTCTGCATCTTGGGGCCATCCTCCAGGCTGATCCTGGATTCGGAAAGACCGCGTCCGCCCTGGAGCTGGCGCGCAGGCTCGGGCGCACGACCCTGATCATCGTCCACAAGGAGTTCTTGCTGACGCAGTGGCAGCGACGCATCGAAGCGTTCTTTCCGGACGCCAAGATCGGAATCGTGCGAGAGGACGTGTGCGACTTCGAGGGCAAGGACATCGTGCTGGCGATGGTGCAGTCGCTGGCGCTCGAAGGGGCAGATGGCAAGCAGCGGTATCCGCTGGCGTTATACAGGCACTTCGGGCTGATCGTGATCGATGAGTGCTTCGTTGCCGGAACCATGGTCGAGACGCCCGGTGGGCCACGGCCGATAGAGGGCATTCGGCCAGGAGACGCTGTCCTAAACGCCGTGGGGCTAGGTAGCGTTGACCGGGTTACGACCAAGCGCGTCGCCGTGGACCGGCTTGTCGTGGTTCGCGTTGACGACGGCAGCGAGTTCGTTTGCACGGATGAGCATCCGTGGCTGACCCCGCACGGGTGGACGAAGGCCGCAGAGCTTACTCCTGGGGACGCGCTCGTTGCATTCTCCGAGAGCACTGATACCATGTCAAGACATGGATATAGCATGCGAGGTGTGCGGGACCCCTTGCAACCCGAGGCTCGACCGGCGTCCAAGGTTCTGCTCGCAGCGATGCTGCGGGTTGGCCAAGGCGAAGCGGCAGAGGCCATGCGAGGCGTGCGGTCAAGAGGTTGCGAGGAAGGGGAATCGGTTCTGTTCCGTTGTCTGTCAGAGGAGCTGTCACCAGCGGTTCATGGGAACGCCGGAGATGCGAGCGCGGATGTCAGAGAACGCGAGGCGCCAGCACGCGAAAGACCCAGGTCTTGCAAGGAGATCGTCGGAGCGCATGGTCACGCAGAACCCAATGGCAGATCAGGCGACCAGGAGGCTTGTGTCGAGCAAGCTCAAGGCAATGAAGTATCGCCCGGTGAGCCGAGGCGGGAACGGGCGCGGTCTTACGGTTCCTCAGCAAGCTCTGTTGGAGGCGCTGGGCCACGGCTGGGCGCCGGAACTGGCGGTTCCAACCAAGATGTCGCGGGGGAGCGGCTATCCGACGTCCTACAGGCTGGATTTGGGGAACACGGCGCTGAGACTCGGGATCGAGGTGGACGGGCCCTCGCACGACAGCCCGAGAGCGAGAGCGAAGGATGGGAAAAAGAGCGCACTGCTGGCCACGCTCGGGTGGCGAGTGTTGCGCGTGCGGAACGAAGCGATCTTGAGCGACGCGGCATCCGCGTTGGCGACGATTCGCGCGTGGATGTCTTCAACCTGAGCGTCTCCGGTCATCCGTCGTATGTGTTGGCGAATGGCTTGGTGGTGCACAACTGTCACCGCATCGGCGCTCTCACGTGGAGCCAGGTGCCGAAGATGTTCTCGGCGAAGTGGTTGCTCGGGCTGACCGCGACGCCGAGGCGCCGAGATGGGGCGGACAAGGTGTTCTGGTGGAACATCGGCCAGATCCGGTACGCGGCCAAGACCAAGCGGCCGATCCTCGGCGTGCGCATGGTGATGGCGAACGTGTCGGGCCCGGACATCCTGCGCAGGGACGTCTCGCCGAGCATTATCGTCAACGTCCTGGCCAAGCTGTCTGGGCGTAACCGGATCATTGTGCAGGAGATCATCGGGGCGCTGAAGTCGCCGTCCGGGCGCAAGATCATGGTGCTGAGCGAGCGGCTTGAGCACCTCCGGGAGCTGGACTCCTTGCTGCGAAAGGAAGCGGACAGGGCCGGGATCGAGGTCTCAACCGGGTTCTATACGGGCGAGTGGTTCACCGGCGATCGCAGCGAGAAGCTCGCGCAAGGCCATTGGGACATGAGCAACGGCGGTCGCAAGAAGGCGGAGGCGGCAATCTACACGTCTCTCTCCAGGCGGAAGCTGGAGCCGGGCGAGGACAGGGCCGTGGACAAGGATCAGGACGGGACGAAAGTGATCGTCTTCAACGGCGGCGAGCGGATACCGCTGAGCGATTTGCCCGAGCAGGCGCTGTACTCCCTCGCGCGCAGCTATGACATCAAGCAGAAGGTGACCGAGAAGAAGCGCCGCAGGACCGAGGAGGAGCTGGCCGAGGCCGAGCGAGCCCGCGTGATCTGGGCCACGTATCAGATGACTTCTGAAGGCATCGACATCCCGGCGGTGGACACGATCGGGTTCGCGACTCCAATCAGCGACGTCGAGCAGTCATACGGCCGCGGTCGGCGCGTCTGTGTGCCCGTGGCGCACGGCGGCGACAAGACGCCGGAGGCATGTACGCGACTGTGTTCTTGGCGTGCGGCGACCTGCGTCGGCAAGCCGGTGGGACTGGCGTTTGATGTGGTAGACGTACAAGTCCCACTCGCGACCAGGCGCAGCAAGTACCGGCGGGAGTTCTACGAGAGCGTAGGGGCTCGCGTCGTAGATATTGACACTCGCAAATAATGATGTAAGTTGGTGGGTAACAGCCAGATTGAGAGGTCGAGTGATGCCGAACAAGCCCGGCTATTTTGAGAAGTATTACGAGGAGAACAAGGGCAAGATCAGCTCCAATCGGAAGCGGAAGTATGAAGCCGATCCGGAGTACAGATCGCGCGTGATGGCGGCCTCGCGTGACTATCGCGAAGCGCACAGGTCAGAAGACCGCATCCGCATGCCGCGCTATCAGAAGCCGGTCATCGAGAAGGCCGGTGATGGAAGCGACGTTGTGCTGTTCAGCGTTGGCGCGATGGCGGCGTACCTGGACCGCAGCGTCCAGGCGATCAACCACTGGGAGCGCGCAGGAGTTCTGCCTCCGACGCCGTACCGCGACGAGCGCGGCTTCCGGTTCTATACAACCGACATGATGGCGGCCGTGCGCGATGCCGTGGGCAACAAGCGCCGTCTGTTCCCGGTCGATCCGCAGATGAGAGAGAACGTGCTCAGGGTGTGGAAAGAGTGCGGCGTGCCGGTCAAGGCCCAGAGCATGAAGGCGGCCCTGGCGAACACGGTCGCTGTCCAGCAGCGTCGGTCCTCGCGCGCGGCCGCGAAGTAAGCAGCATGGCAGAAGAAGCAAAGAGCACGGTCACCGCGCCGATCATTGTGACCGTTGACCATCGGTTTGTGCGGGCCAACGGCAGCACGGTCTGTGTGACCAAGAGCGAGGACCTGTCGGAGGTCAAGGAGTTCGTGACGAGGCCAGCGGTCGTGCGCCGCGCGTTCGGAGTGACGCTGAACCAGGGCAATTACGAATCGTCTCGCATAGATGTCAGCGTGGAAGTCCCTTGCTACGTCGAGGATCTGGAGCGTGCCGACGAGTTCGCGCGTGACTTCTGTGAGCAGCGCCTGCGCGCCGAGGTCATGCTCATCAAGCCAGAGAAGAAGTCCGCAGCAGGGCCGTTCTAGGAAAGCTCGATGACGGCAACAAAGCTCACGCAGGTAGCCAAGACGCTACAGGCCAAGTATGGCAGCGGCGCCATTGGCCGTGGCGACACAACTCCATCCGAGGATCGCAGAATGACCACCGGGTCACTGCGGCTCGACGCAGTGCTGGGCGGCGGCATGCGGATCGGATGGGTGACATCGTTCTACGGGGAGAAGTCCGGCGGCAAGAGTACGACCGCCATCCGCTGCATGGGGATCGCGCAGAACCATTGCCGCAACTGTCTGCGGCCGGTCAAGGACGTGCAGGCGGCTCCGCCAGAAGGGGTCGCGCCGGAGGACGCCAAGACAGCTCGGTGGGGCGCGACCGGAACGTGTACTTGCTATGCCGAGGGGCTCTACCAGCCGGACCCTCCGCCAAAGGAAACCGGTGAGTCGCCCAAGGTTTACCGCGAACGTGTCGAAGCCTGGATTGAGAAGCTCAAGGGCAACTCCTACGAGGAGATGGTCTGCGCCTGGATCGACATGGAGCATTCGTTTGACAAGGGGTGGGCGGTCAGGCTCGGTCTCGACACGCGACGCCTGCTCTACGTGAGGCCGGAGTCGGCCGAGGAGTCGCTCGACATCATCGCTGCCCTGATTGGCACGATCGAAGTGGACATGCTGTGCATCGACTCGATTGCGAACCTCACTCCGACCAAGGAGCTGACGGACTCGATGGAGCAGTGGCAGCAAGGTCTCCAAGCGAGGTTGGTCAACAAGGGCATCCGCAAGCTCATCACCGGGTCGTCCTCGGTAGCCAACGCGCATCGGACGATCACACAAATCTGGATCAACCAGGTGCGTGACAAGATCACGATGTTCGGCGATCCGACCGTGAAGCCTGGCGGCAAGGGCCAGGAGTTTGCAGTTCATGCAGAGGTGAAGTTCGGCAAGTCCAAGATCGAGATGGACACCGAGCAGTACGGCGCGAAGGACGAGGTCATCAAGATCCCGCGCACGGAGACGTTCTCGTTCAAGTGCACCAAGAACAGGACGGCCGGGACGAAGGACTCGGAGGGATTCTACATACAGCGCGTGCGAGACACCGATGCCGGGAAGGCTGGCGAGATCGTGGACGGCGAGGAGGTTTACGCGCTTGCGATGCACTACCTCGTTGATTCGAGCAAGAAGGGCGCTTACCGGCTCGCCGATCGTGAGTACACGAGCCAGAAGGCCATTGCTGTCGATCTTCGGGATGACGCCGGTCTTTATTCGGCGGTGCGCGCTGCGCTGCTGGCCAAGCTGATCAAGGGCGCGCGGTGAAAAGTGGTAGAGCGATCAAAACCACGGCACGTGCCGCCGCTGCTCCAGGATCCGGCTGCGGTCAGTAAGCGCGACGCGACCATCCGTAAGCCGAGCCGACAAGAGAAGTCCGTGGCCGTGGCCGTAGGCGGCAGACGTCAGCCTGGGTCCGGCGCCTTCTCTGGATTGAAGGGCGACGTTCGGCGCTCGGGCCGGTTTCCGATGCTTGTCGAGTGCAAGCGGGTATCCGGCCAGGAAAGCATCCGCGTCGAGCTGAAGCACCTGGCCAAGATCACCGCCGAGGCCCTCGACAAGGGCGCCAACCCGGCGCTGTCCATTCAGTTTGACGAGGATGTCGTCAGGGCGCTCTCGCTGAGGCTTGGTTTTGCGCCAGCAAGCGCCGACTGGATCGCGGTGCCGTTGTCCGTGTTCAAGGCAATGCTCGAAGCTCTTGGCGAGGAAGCGCTGTGAGCACGCTGATAGAAGACATGCTGGGCAAAGCCGTGAAGCGGGTCGGGCGCATCAAGAAGCCAGACTGGTCGGCCTACCATCTCCATGGTGACGACTGGGACCAGGTGTCGGCCGCAATGATGGCCGTGCTCGACGAGGCAAAGGGGCATGGGGCGAAAAAGCCGCTCGCCCTTCTGCAAGAGCTGGCGTTTCCCAGGTCTCTTGAGCAGTCCGAGCGGGGGAGCGCTGCGCTGCAAACGGTTACGCTGTGGCTCACGAGCACGCGCATCCACGCCGAGTCGTACGCGAAGGACAAGAACGAAATGGATCGGCGAGTGCTTGAACAGCGCGGGCTGATCAAAAGGAGCGAGGGTGCTGAAGGACATCCTTGATGAGATCGCGGTTCATCGCGAGAACCATCGCTGGCTATTGCCGCCGCTGCTGGAGTCGCTTGCGCATAGCCGCGAGGTCCCGCCGCCCAAGCATGACGCCTGGTTCAGCGCGTCACGAGTGCCGACCATGTGTCCGAAGGCGTTGGTCCTGGCAGCCAGGATGGGCTTGCCGATGGCGGACAACACCGATGCCAGAGCCAGGTGGTCCATGGACCGCGGCTCGGCGTTGCATGCGATGTTCCAGAGCTACTGGCTTGGGCCGACCGGCTGGCTGTTCGGGGGATGGGCATGCAGAGCCTGCTCAAAGCTGCATGGCGGCGTCGGAGAGGATCGCTGGTCAATCGTCCTGGAGAACGCCGTGCCTTTGCCCGAAAGGTGCGACAGGTGTGGGGCTGTGCCGCGCAGGCAAGAGCCGTGGCAGTTCGTCGAGCCGTACGCGGCCGACAACGAGCTGCGTGTGCGTGGCCGCACGGACGGCTTCTTGCGGATGCCGAGTCGCGGCTTCGAGGTCATGGACCTCAAGTTCACGGCCCGGCTCGATCTGATTCGGGTCGCGCCAAAGGCCGATCACGTAGCTCAGCTCCATTGGTACCTCGACGCTTCATCGCTAAAGACGGGTCGAATCGTCTACGTGGACCCTGGAGCCAAGAGCGTCGAGGAGGCTATGGTGGAGCACTTTGTGGCGTTCGACGCGGCATTGATGCGCCAGGAGAAGGAGAAAGTCCGTGCCACGCGCCAAGCGCTCATCGACGAAAGAAGACCTGTCCCAGCTTGTCCGTATGGTGGAAAAGGCGCGTACGGGGAGTGCCCATGCGTCGAAGTGGCGGTGCTCTGGGCCCGTTCTCGGCGTTGACCTGGCGCTGGATTACACGGGCCTGTCGATCTACACGGCAGACGGGCACCACCAGCGGTGTCTGACAATCCAGGAGAAGCTGGCTCGGCGCACCAAGAACGATCCGCCAGTGGCGGAGGTCGAGCGCATCATGCGGATGCTCCGCGTGGCCAACGAAATTGTCCACGTAGTAGAGATGTTCAAGATCCGGCACGTCGGCATCGAGGGACCGGCGCACAACGCCAGGTACCAGTCTCATCAGCTCGGCGAGGTGGCAGGCATCGTAAAATCTCAGCTCTGGCTGAAGTTCAAGATCGTGCCGCGGATCGTCCCGCCGTCTAGCGCGCGCAAGCACGTGTTGGGTTATGGTGGCTCCATCCCGAAGGACCGGGTGACTGCCGCGGTTCGTGAGGGATTGGGAATCGCGGCTGCAAACGATCACGAAGCCGATGCCACCGTTGTCGCGCGCTATACGTTCGATTCGGTAGTGGCAGAGGAGAAGGAGCTGGAGTGATGGCAATGACCGATGGCGATGGGGACGACTTTTCTGGACTGGCTGTTGTGAGTGGCGGGGCGGCCGTGGTGGACATAGGCAGCGCGGCGCTGCGCAGGGGCGACTTGGACAAGCTGAGATCGCGCGTGCTCGTGCTGCGCGACGAGATGGGCGAGGCGTACTTCGAGCTTGGTCGTCTGCTGCACCGGATCAACAAGGATGGGCTTTACGTTCACTGGCTTGGGCCAAACGGCAAGCCGTACGAGAGCTTTCACGACTACGTCGAGCACGAGGTCGATTTCGAGTTCCGCAAGGCGAAGTACCTCATGTCGATCTGGTGGTGGTTCGCCGAGGAGCTTGGCGACAAAGAGGTCATGGAGAAGGTGAAGCAGATCGGCTGGACGAAGGCCGCGATGCTCGTGGGCGTGGTGGATAGCAAGAATGCTGACGCGTGGATCAGCAAAGCCAAGGAGCTGAAGGTCAGGGACCTGCGCGAGCAAACGCGCTTTGCGATTGAGGCAGCCCAGCGCGGCCGCAGGCCGGACAGGCTTCGCGACGCAGGGCAGACCAATGGCGATCGTGAGCTGCCGCTTCCGCAGCCTCTTGCCGCGGCTCCAGCTCAGGCGCAGGACGATCGCAAGGGCATCGATCCGCTGACGCCGAAGGAGGAGAAAGAACACATGTCGCTGTGGGCCGTGAAGGTCACCGGCGATCAGCGCGTGAACATCGAGCTGGCAATCGACGCCGCTCATCACATTGCAGAGAGCGATCCGGATACCAAGGGGTACCTGCTCGACCTCGTGGCTACGTCGTTTCTGGCAACGCGCGGCGGAGCGGTCGGGCACAATGACAGGGAGGACAAGATCAACTTCCGCAACGACGTGCTGCGCGCCATCGAGCGGACGTTCGCCGTGGATCTGATTGCCGTGGAACGCGGCACCGACAGGCCGCTGTTCGGCAAGGCCGTGATTGATCGGCTGGCGGGCGGAGGCGACGATGCAAGTTAGCCGCGAGTATGCGCTCAGGGAGCTTCAGGCCATGGCAGCCACGCTCGCCGAATGGGGCAGGGAGCTGGACTGTCCGGCCGAGCTGACGGCCGACGGCATGGAGCGACCCGTCTACCCGGACGGCGTGCCGGTCGGGCTGAGCGTGGACGATGTCGAAGGCTTTCCGGCGACGCAGTTCCGGGCAGAGCTGATGGCGATCGCGGGAAGACTCGAAGCGCTGGCCTCGTTCTGAGCCTTCGGCGGCTCGCTTGTCGGCGGTCCTTGCTATACCACTGTGTTTTGTCAACAATGGTGGTCAGGGAAGTATATGGCGAATGAGAAAGGCCCGCCCGCGGCCAGGGCTTCGGTGGCCAGGCTGGTCGAGAGCCTGGACTGCCTCGATACCGTGGACACGATGCTGCTAGAGGGCACGCCCGCAATCGACGTGGCCAGGTTCATACAGCAGGATCAGGGCGAGCTGGACCAGGTCAGCGAGAAGACCCTCGCGAACGCCCTGATTGCCAGGCGGCACCAGAAGCAAGAAGTGATCGGAATGGCCGGTCGCCACGACGTGTCCGGGACCGGGGCTGGAGCGGCGGCGCCTCGGCAGGCATCCAGGACCCCCGGAACACTGATCCACAGTCTTTACAATCGGACCAAGGGCGGCATCCAAGAGATGCTGGAGTTGGAGGCGCTGTTCCTGGCCCAGCGCGATCGTGTCGATCGAGCGATGGAGACCGAGAACGAGCTGGGCGCTCTCAGCGAGGACACCGGCAAGGAGATCGAGCGCGCGGCTGGCATGCTCGTGGATCGTTTCAAGATCACCCAGGCGCTCGGGCTGACCGAGGGCGGCGACAACTTCAGGCTCAACCTCGATATTCGAGGCTACAGCGAGCGAACGGCGCAGATCCTGAGCAACCCGGAGTCCAGGCACCGTGTCATCTCCATCGTGGAGCGCATCGCGGCTCACGCGAAGCGAGCCATGCCCACGGAACCCGAGATCGCGCTTCCGTTGCCGAGGTCGCTGAAGACCGGCGACGTCAACGAGGAGTAGTGTGCCGATCATCGATCGCAATGGCCGCCCGAGGTCTGTCAGGACCGACGACGAAGACCGCGGCGTTCTGCTGAAGGACATCTCGCTTCTGCCGCCGCTGGAGCAGATCGCTGTGCTGGAGATGTACGAGGAGCTGCGTCTTGGACAGAGCGACTCGTTCGAGTCGATTGCCAAGATCGAATACACGTCTTCTCCGGTGGACATACGGACGTTCCTGACCGACCCGTACTTTCTCGGCGAGACAGGCAGCTCTCTCTGGCCACAGCTCGTGGAGGACATGGTCGAGCTGTTCGAGGGCCACTATCACGAGGTTGCGCTGACAGGCAGTCTCGGATGGGGAAAGAGCTTCTTTGCGACCACGGCGCTGGCATACGTGCTCTACCAGATGAGCTGCCTACGCGATCCGCAGAAGGCGTATGACCTCGACAGCGGATCGCACATCTATCTTGCGATGCTCAGCGTGACCGAGAAGGTCGCTAGGCGCGTAGCCATCAACGAGTTCATCGGCAAGGTTTCGCACAGCCGGTACTTCAAAGAGAAGTTCCCGTCGCAGGCAGCCCCGAGCGCGCTAGAGATTCGCTTTCCGCGCCAGATCCAGATCGTGGCCGGTTCCACCGGCAGTTCGGCGATTATTGGCCTGAATGCGTTCGCCGGGTTCATCGACGAGTCAAGTTTCATGGGCGCCGTCAAGGAGGTCGATCGCAGCGGCCGCGTCATCAGCGTTGACAAGGGCGAGGCCATCTACAAGTCGATCATTCGCCGCATGAAGTCTCGGTTTCAGAAGGTTGGGCGCTTGCCTGGCCTCATGATCATCGCATCGTCGAAGGAGCGCCCGAGCGCGTTTGTTGAGCAGCGAATCCAGCAAGCTCGCGAGCAGAACGACGCGGAGTTCTTCGTTCGCGAGTACAGCACGTGGGACGTCAGGCCGTCGTCGGCGTTTACCGGTCGGTTTTTCAAGGTTGGCGTTGGCGACGAGAAGCTCCATTCGCGCATCCTCTCCGGCGATCCGGATGAGGAGATCAGGCTGCTCGACAGCGGCATGCGCGTCATGGACGTGCCAGAGGAATATCGCCAGGACTTCGAGCGCGATCTCGAAGGCAGTCTCCGAGACATCGCGGGAGTGGCGACGATCTCGATCAGTCCGTACATCCAGCGCTCGGAGCAGATTTACGGAGCGGTTGACGACTCGCTGCCGTCGCCTGTCGGCGGCGAGGACAGCGGAGACCTGACGCAGGATTGGACTGCCGGGACGCCGCTGATGATCCACTGGAGCCGCATCGCGACCCCGAGGGAGATGCGCCTTCCGGGCGGCTACACCGAGATCAAGTGGCGACCAAAGCGCAACCCGACGACCACGCGCTACGCGCACATCGACCCGTCGCTCACCGGCGACAGCACAGGGCTCGCGATCGGCCACATCTCCGGGTGGACAGAAGTCGTGCGCAGAGACCCGGCGGGCGAGGAGTACAACGAGCTGGCGCCGGTCATTGAGACGGACCTGCTGCTGCGAATCAGCCCTCCTCCTGGCGACGAGATCCTGTTGAGCGACGTGCGCTCGATCCTTTACCAGTTCCATGATCATGGTTTCGCCCTGGGCTACGTCACGATGGATCAGTACCAGTCGGCAGATTCGATTCAGCAGTTCCGCAAGCGCGGGATCGAGTCCGAGGTCGTATCGGTGGATCGAACTACCGAGGCGTACGACGTGCTCAAGACCGCGTTGTACGAGGGCCGTCTCCGGTTGCACAGGAACGATCATTGTTTGCGAGAGCTGAGTCAGCTACAGCGAGTTCCCAAGCCAGGTGGCCGCGGCATCAAGATCGACCACCCGAGGATAGGGGCAGACGGAATGCCGGGCTCAAAGGATCTCGCCGATGCCCTGGCAGCTCTCGTGTTCAATTTGACCCAGCGGACTCCTGGGATGCCCGTCGCGCCTCAGCTCGGTTTGAGCACGGACGGGCGCGGAGAAGCCCGCGACGACTCATGGGTCAACAATGGCCGATTGATTGCCGTGCAAGAAACTAGCCCGCGTCGCCCCGGCAGAAGTATCGTTGACGGCGGGGCTCCGAGTGCGGGTACTATGCCGCCGATGCCCTTCATCAAAGGCTGAATTGATTCGTGGCTAAACGACGACCGATCGCAGAAGGCTTCGTCTCCGGGGTCAGTAACTCGATCCGGCAGTTCTTTGCCCGATCCGAGATCGCGCAGTCGGCAGAAATTCAGCGCGGCGGGTCGCCGAGCGTCGAGCGGGCTGGGTTGCCGTTCAACCTGGTCAACCAGTTCGGGTACGACTCGCTCGCCGAGCACCTGCGCATCGACCAAGACCTCCAGGCTCGGTACACCGACTACGAGGAAATGGACGAATATCCCGAGATTTCCTGTATTTCCGGACACTTACGGCTACCGAACCTGACTGTATCCGGAAACATAGAGGAGATGGTGAAGGGGAAGACCGTCGCCGTCAAGGACTTGTGCGAAGCCGTGGAGTCGGGGCGCGTGCAGAGGTTCTTCGTCTACGCGATCGACCACGCCGCTGGCCGCGTGGTGGCGGCTGAGGCTAAGGGCATCAGGCGCACGGGCGAGAAGGTCCCGGTTGTACGGGTTGTCTACGAGGACTACCGCCGCAGTGGGCAGTGGGAGCTGGTGGTGACCGCCAGTCATCTCTGCATGCTGCGCGACGGCTCCTACCGGGCCGCAGGCGATCTCAGGCCCGGCGATCGGATGATGCCCTGCACATTCCGGCTGGAAAAGCCTGGGTACTTGTCGATCTACGAGCCGTTGAGGAAGACGTCCGGCGGGAAGGCGGTCTACCAAACTGCGCATGCGCTCGTGATGCGTGCCATGGTCGGCAGTCCGCTGTCCGCGGACGAAGTCGCGCACCACAAGGACGAGGACAAGGCCAACCCGCATCCCATGAACCTCGAACTGAGGGGCAAGGGCGAGCATGCGGCCGGGCATGTCGCTGGTCCCGGCGACGCCAAGCGTCGCAAGGCCATCCGGCAGACGGTTGCCGGGAAATGGAAGGACCCGAGCTTCAAGCTCCAAGTGGCCAAGGCGCACCAGGGCTCGCCGAAGTGGCTACAGCGCGAAGCTGACGGGGAGCACAAGCATCGCGAAGCCACCGGCACTATGTCCGACGCCCACCGGCAAGCGATCTCCGATGGACGCACGATCGATCTGTCGCCGTCCGTGGTCGAGGCCGCCGTCAGATCGTCGGCGTCGTTCAACGATGCAGCGCGCAAGGTCGGCGTGTCGTGGAACACGCTCATGCGCCGCATGGATCAGTTTGGTTTCGACCGAGGCATGCTCGGATCATTGCTTGGCGGTCCCGTAGAGGGGCAAGCCAGCTACGCCAACCATCGCGTCGTGTCAGTGGAACCGGCAGGCGTAGAGGATGTCTACGACATCGAGGTTCCGGGGTACCACAACTTCGCGGTGGGCGACGAGAACGGCGAAGGCATGGTCTTCGTCCACAACTCGGCTTACGACATTTACGCCGACGACTCTGCGATGCCCAATGAGAAGGGCCAGTCGATCTGGATCAGCTCCGACAACCGTGCCATCGAGTCCGACCTGATGGAGATGTTGCACAAGCGCATTCGCATCGAGGACGACATCTGGGGCTTGGAGCGCACGATCGGCAAGTACGGCAACGCCTTCGGCGAGCTGCTTGTCGGCAAGGAGGGGCTGGTCGGGATCAACTTTCTGCCGCCGCCCACGGTCCGCCGTGTCGAAGGCCCACAGGGGCAGCTGATCGGCTTCATCCAGGACATCCGAGGCGAGTTCAACGTCGGCCTGGAGGATTTCTACAAGCTTGCGGCCGAGCGCGGAGCGGACGGAGAGCGCCGTCGCCCGCCTGGCGAGCTGACGGTGTTCGAGGACTGGGAGGTCGTGCACTGGCGCCTCCGAGGCAAGCATCTGCGCTCGGTGTACGGCCATGGCGTGGCGGATGGCGCGCGTTGGATCTGGAAGCGCTTGTCGCTGCTCGAAGACGCGCTGCTGATCTACAAGCTCTCGCGCGCGCCCGCGCGCTACGCCTTCTACGTAGACATCGGCGAGTACGATCACGAGCGCGGCCTGGCCTACGTGAACAGGGTCAAGAACCAGTTCGTGAAGCAGAAATTCGTCAACCCGAACACGGGCAAGATGGACATGCGGCACTCGCCGCTTTGCTTGGCTGGAGACACAGTGGTCCCGCTGCTCGACGGCAGCGCCAAGTCCATCGAGGAAATTTCGGAGGCCCATGCTCGCGGCGAGGAGCAGTGGGTCTGGGGCTGCGATCTCGACGATCAGGGCAAGGCGCGGCCGGTCAAGGTTGCGTGGGCCGGGGTTACTCGAAAACAGGCTCAGATCGTGCGGATCGTGCTCGACAACGGAGAGTCGATCCGTGTCACGCCGGATCACAAGATGATCCGACGCACCGGCGAAAAGGTGGAGGCGCAGCGCCTGGCTCCAGGCGATTCGCTGATGCCGTTCCGCAGGAAGATCAGCACCAAATCCAGGGGCGACGCGCTGGAAGGGTACGAACTGGTTTACTGCCCCAAGAGCACGGCGATGCTCTACGGCCACCGCATCGTAGCGCGCGATCTCGGGCTGACCGTGAGCGGGCAGGTCGCGCACCACGATGATCTCGATCGGCTGAACAATGCCCCCGCCAACCTTGTGGGCATGTGGCCCAAAGAGCACCGAGCGATGCACGTTGCGATGGGGCAGTCGGGCGGGCGCACAATCGCCAAGATGCGCACGACAGACGAGGCGCTCGACACGAAGCTGCGGGACGCATCGCGCAAGAACATGATCAGTTACAACCGCAGCGAGGAGCGCCGCAGGAAGCTGTCTGGGTGGAACAAGGACCGGGATCAGAGCCGGTTCATCCGCGCCTACAACGGGACCGATAAGCACGACCTGGACAACGAGATTCGCAGTCGCGGGAAGATCGCGATGTGGGCCGATCCTGAGCGCAGGGCGTTGGCCAAGGAGAACATGCGGATCAAGTTCCCGACGGGTTTCATCGACGGCCTGCGCCAGCTCGTTCGAGAGAACCCAGGCGCCGGGATCGACGAGATCGCAATGGCGGCGACAGAAGCCTTGCTCGACGAACTACGCGCAGCGAACACAAGGAACGTCGAGACAATTCATCGCCACATGCTTCGGAAGGCGGTGCGGTCCGATGGGTTCAGCAACTTCTCGGCGTTCAGGTCGGCGGCCATCGCGGACAACCACAAGGTTGTATCGATCGAATGGTTGGACGAGCCAGAGGACACATACACGCTCACGGTCGAGCCGTGTCACACCTTCGCGCTGAAGGCCGGTGTATTCGTATGCAATTCGCACGATGAGGATTTCTTCATCCCATCGCGCGGCGGCAAGGACTCGACGCGCATCGAGATGCTACAGGGCCCGGATTACGCCGAGACAGACACGGTCGAGTACCACCGCGACAAGCTGGTGAGCGCAATCAAGGTGCCGAAGGCATACCTCGGCTATGGCGGTGAGGCGTCCAAGTCGTCGCTGTCGTCCGAAGACATTCGGTTCGCAAGAACGGTGATGCGCGTTCAGCGCGAGACCCGCACCGGCGTTCGCAAGGCGTGCCGCGTTCACCTCGTGGCCAAGGGGGCCGATGTGGATCGCTACGAGTACGACGCGGTCATGTCCGTGCCGTCGGCCATCCTTGAGCTGGCCCGACTGGAGGTCTTGTCAGCCACGGCTGATCTTGCTCAGCGGACCGGCGAGATTCTGTCCACGAAGTGGGTGCTCACGACCTTGTTCAAGTATTCCGAGGAGGAAGCCGAGAGGTTGATCCTCGAAAAGGACGGCGACGCCCTGCGCAAGGCCAAGGTTGAGGCCGAGTCTCAGCGGTTGTTGGCTCTTGCCCAGCAAGCGGCCCAGCCACCAGAAGAAGGTGGCGGCGAGGCCCCCGAGGCGGGCGCCGAGCCGGAGCCGGAAGCCGCCCCAGAGTCGATCGGCCGACGCGGTCTCCGGCGCGCTGACCAGATCATGCTGGAGCGCAGACTCGGCGACATGATCAAGCGACAGGGCGACGACACCCGCAGGTCGCTGGAGCGGAAAATGGATTCTCGTTGGCGGGCCGAGGACAAGATCGCCGAGGCCGTGAGGGATCCCAAGATAGCCAACCGTCTGCGGCGCATCGAAGGTCTGCTTGGCGACGTGCGCGCTGCGATGCGTCCTGTCGAATAGCAGTCGTTTTCTTGACACCAAGTTTCAGCAGCGAATACCGTGGCTACTCAGTGAACGTGTCTACCGAAAAGCTTGTTGACGGCGACTTCCTTGCCAAGCTGATGGCTGGGTCGATGGAATCAGCCGTTGGCTCCGTTGAGGAAGCTGTGGCCGCCAATGCCGCGCTGTTCGGCGCGGAGTCGTGCGAGCTGAGCACGGTCGCCACGTACCCCGACCATTTCATCGTGGTCAACGAGCACGGCGAGTTCTATCGGGGCCGCTGGAAGATGGGCGGCGACGGCGTCGAAATTTCCGAAGTCGAGGAGATCGACGTCCCGGTGTTCGAGGCGGCAGCCATGGGCGCACAGGTCCGCCAAGAGGCTCGCGAGGCCGTCAAAGCTCTGCTTACGGACGACATCGAGACAGCCGAGGACAAGATCCGGTCACTGTACCGTCTGGTTCGGGCTGGTGTGCGCCTCACCGCAGAGGGCGTCGAGGACCTGTACTCGAAGCGTGACTACGCCGACGACGATTGGTTCCGGGCCGTTCAGGAAGAAGGAATCAAGATCCGGGCGTTTCTTGGATCGGAGGCAGACCGTGTGCCGGTGTTCAAGCGCCGGTTCTTCTCGGCTGTCGATGGGGCCGTAACCGAGGCCCAGGCGGAGAGTCAGCGCGACGCCCTGAAGCAGGGGCTCGGGGAGCTGCACCGCGGTTTCGTGGGAATGCGCAATCAGATCGCGTTGGCGCGTCAGATCGACGGCACGCGCAAGCTTCGTGACGAGTCCGCCGGAATGGCGTCCTCGGACTTCGTCGAATTCGTGGGCGGCCTCAACGCTGCCCTCGACGAAGTAATCGGCATCCTGGGCGACGCCCAGGCGGTGGCCGAAGACGGTTCTATCAAGTGCTTGGCACGGGTCCATGACGGGATCGCGGGTCAGGCGAATGAATGGGCTCTGGCGTCAGCGTTCTGCGAAAAGCTCGCAAGGCGCTTCGTGGCCGCACAATCGGAGGGTTGAGACATGCTGAATCGGAACACGAAGGTTCGTTCGCTGGCTGAGGAGCTGACCGAGATTGGCTTGGACGCCGATAAGACGATCGGCCAAATCACTCGCACCACGAAACTGGTCGAGTCTCGCATGGGTGGCAACAGCGGCGGAGGCGCCCCGACGTATCTGCGCCGGGTCAAGCCGACCGAGCCAGGGGGCGCTCCGAAGGATGAGCTGCAAGAATCCGCTGACGACGAGGGCGGCGTCGAGCTGTCGGAGGCGCTCAAGATCATCAAGGTGAAGCGCCTTTCATCCTCGCAGAAGGCCAAGGGGCGGCGGCTGCGCCGAAAGACGCGCAGCAAGCGCAAGGCGGCAGGCAAGATGTACCGCAAGCGCTCCAAGCGCCGCATCAAGCGCGTGGCAGCCATGAAGGCCAAGCGTTTCGGCACGTCCGGCCTGAAGAAGCTTCACAAGGGTCGTCGCAAGGTGATGATGCAGGGCGACAGCCCGCTGTCGAACCTCCGTGAGGAACTGAACAGTGTCGAGGAGGGCGTCCGGTCCGATTCGTCGAATGCCTTCGAGGATGCGGCGCTCAACGCCAGCTGGCTCGCCATGTATCTCGGCGAGATGTTCGAGGCGGCCGGAGACCTCCAGTCCGCGGACACGATGTACGACGCGAGCGATGCGTCGGCCGACTTGGCCGAGCAGCTCTCGGGCGACCTCACCGAGGAGGATCTCTCCGAGGAGCAGTCGCAGATGCTGGAGCGCGTGCTCGCAACGCTTGTGAAGGCGCTGCGCATGTACGAGGCCATGGGTTCCCCCTCGCTTTCGGAAGCGTTCGACCTCGCCGAGGAAGAAGACGACGAGGGAGACGACGAGGAAGAAGACGATGACGAGGACGCTGAGGACGACGAGGAAGACGACGAGGAAGACGACGACGAGGACGATGGCGACAAAGCCAACAAGAACAAGTGAGCGATGGGCGGATACTGATCCGTCTCTCGGATCTGATCGAAGGCAAGAAACGGAGGTCAGCGTATAGGAGCGCGAGACGGGAACTTATCGGATTCGAGCTGCCCAGCTCTGGGATCAGCAAGAAAAAGAGAAAGTCCCCCAAGGACAAACCAGGGCGCTTGATTGCAAGAACGCCCTTCGCATCCAAACAACGCTGGCGAAAGTGGTGACATGACCGAACTCCTGATCGATTCGATGCCGATGCTCAATGTCCATCTCCAAGAGGATGCTGGACATCCGGGCAAGATCATCATTCGTGGCCAGTTCGCCCGGTCGGACAAGGCGACGGAAAACAAGCGCCTGTATCGCGAGCGGCTTTGGCGGCGGGAGTTCGGCCGACTGTCGGAGTCGATCGCGCACCGGCGCATGTTCGGCGAGTTGGATCATCCGTCGGATGGCCGCACCAAACTTGCGCGCGTGAGCCACATCATCACGAAGCTCGACATCAACGGCAACGAAGTCATTGGGGAGGCCGAAGTTCTCGACACCCCTAACGGCCGCATCATGAAGGCGCTCGCCGCGGCGAATGCTCAGGTCGGTGTCAGCAGCCGTGGCTTTGGGTCTACCAAGTCGTTGCCGGATGGCACCCTGGAGGTCCAGGAAGACTTCCGGCTCGACACGTTCGACTTCGTGGCCGATCCAGCCACCAAAACCGCTTACCCCAAGGTATTCGCCGAGGAGCGCGAGCGGATGTTCGCGGGAGACGACATGACGCTGGAAGACCTCAAGCGCAACTATCCCGGTCTCGTCGAGGAGCTGTCCAAGCAACTCGTCGAGCAGACCTCTGGCACAAACATCTCTCGCGTCATCCAGGAGACCGAGGAGCGGACCACGCAGCGGCTGACCGAGGACTTCGGCATCAAGCTGCGTCGGGCGACCGAGGTGCTTGAGGACGAGATCACCTCTCATGTCAGGAGCGACCTGCTCAGTGACCCGATGGTGGCTGGCGCCAAGCAGGTCGTCGAGCAGATCGTGGGCCTGGTGAAGTCGTACGGACTCGATCCGCAGGCGCGCGAGGACCTGGACAAGCAGACCGAGGAGATCGCTTCGCTGAAGACACGTCTGGCCGACCGTGAGCTGGAAGTGCAGAAGCTCCAGTCAGAGTCCAGCGAGCTTCGCGCGCTGGCAAAGGAAGCCGCCTACCGGCTGCACCTGGAGCGCCTGGTCGGCAACGATCCGTCACGTGAGGCCATCGAAGCACTCATCGGTGACGTGACGAAATTTGATACGAAGGAGGAAATCACCTCCAAGGTCGAGACCGTGAAGGCGGAGCTGGACAAGCGCGGTGGAGCAGTGAAGCCGACGACAGACAAGGCTGCTGAGGCTGCGGCCGAGAGCATCGCCGTGAAGGACGACGAGATTGCCTCGCTGAAGTCGCGCCTCTCAGCAATCGAGGCGGACAAGGCGAAAGCGTCGGAGCGCGCCGTGAAGGCCGAGGGCACAGCTCGTAAGGCCGTGCGCGTCGCCGAGGACCTTGAAATTCAGCTCCATGTTGAGAGGCGCGTGAACGATCAGCCGTCAGAGGAGCATCGTCTTGCTCTGAGAGAGCTGTGCGAGGACGCGGCTTCGACGACAGAGGTTGATCGCATCGTGAGCCGCTTCAAACCGGCCCGGAGCATCGACGAAGATGAAGCAAGTCGGATTCGAGCCAGGGTTTCCCGTGGTAAGGGTCGTGACTTGGCGGAAGACACCAGCGGTGCCAAGGGCACCAAAAGTGTGAGCGGATCGAATGGGCGAGGGAGCGGCCCCCTCACCGAGGTCGGTCTGGACAAGGGTACGTTTGAGCGACTCGCCGGTACCGGAAAAGGCCGGGCCTGAGTACGAAAAGTTGAAAGACTAAAACGGGTACTGTAGGCCCAATATAGGCCGGTTCATCGGAGGACAGCAGATGGAAGCGCGAAATATGACTGAAGCCAAGTCCGTGCGAGACGACTCGTACGGTGCGTTACTTGAAGACAAGTGGGGCAACTTTCTCGAAGGCGTCAACGAGCCGTACACGCGGCGCGTCATGTCGCTGCTGTACGAGAACCAGTTCGAGGACATGCGGCACCAGCTCCAGGAAGACACCCTCGCGTCCAACGCGGGGACGTACACCAAGTACATCTTCCCGGTCCTGCGGCGCGTGTTCCCGAACCTGATCGCCAACGAGATCGTCTCGGTGCAACCGATGACGGCCCCGGTTGGCGCTGTGTTCTTCTTTGAGTACAAGCACGGCAAGAGCAAGGGCAGGACGACTGCTGGCACCAACCTGATCCAGAACTTCGACCGCGACTTCTCGTCGGAGAAGGTGAGCGGCGAGCAGCTGGCGGTTCCGGATGGCGTCAAGTTCGGCGGCGCAGGCGCTGCGCTCTCGGTGATCCTCCAGTACAGCCCGGTGCGACCGCTCGACGCGGCCAACGGCATTTCTTTGGTGATTGAAGACCTCGACGCCGACGGCACTGTCATTCAGTCGGCCACCGACGACGGCGCGGGCGGATTCACCGGTGATGTGGCAAGTGGCTCGGTCAACTATGCGACCGGTCAGGTGACCAACTTCAAGTTCACGGCCGCTCCGGCTGCGGGCGCGGGTCGCTCCATCAGAACCACCTACGTCTACGACTCGGAAGCCAACAAGCAGGTGCCCGACATCTTCTTGGACATCGACTTCCAAGAGATTCGCGCCACAACGCGCAAGCTCAAGGCTCGTTGGTCGGCGGAAGCGTCGGATGACCTTCGCGCGTTCCACGGCGTCGATGCAGAGACCGAGTTGGTGGCCGGTATCAGCCAGGAGATCGGGCTTGAGCTGGACCGCGACATCCTGAACCAGCTGTTTCAGGCGTCGGCTTCGACCATCTCGACCTTCGACTTTACTGTCCCCGCTGGTCTGAGCGAAATGGAGCACATCCGTGCATGTCTGACGCGGATGTCCGCGGTCAGTTTCATCATCCACAAGAAGACCCTGCGCGCTCCCGCCAACTGGTACGTGACCTCGCCCGAGGTCAGCGCTAAGCTGGTGCAGCTCCAGTCACACGGCGATTACCGTGCAAACTGGGTGTCAGGCGGCGACAATCCGTATGGACCGTTTGATGGCGTTCAGACGCCGCCGAGCTACGGACCGATCAGCAGCCACCAGGGCATCCTCAAGATGGGCATGCTGAGCAACAAGTGGTGGGGCTACCAGGATCCGTTCTTTTCGTTCAACCAGATCATGCTCGGCCTTCGCGGTCAGAGCTACCTCGACGCTGGCTTCGTCTTTGCGCCATACGTGCCGCTCCAGATGACGCCGACGTTCCTCGACCCCGAGGACCAGACCTACCGTAAGGGCATGCGCACGCGCTACGCGACCAAGCGTCTTCGTGACGAGTGGTACGGCCGCGTGACGATCACCGGCGGCCTCTGATCAAGAGGCGGTCCCTGACGGGACCATGAGCCTGGAAGCGGGAGGGCGTCGGACAACCGGCCCCTCCCGTTTTCATGTCCTGAAGACGCGAGGAGAGTGACATGGGCAAGCAAATTGACGAGAAGTCCGGTTTTGACCCCAGCTTCATGATGAAGCTTTCCGATATTCGCAAGAAGAAGGAAGCGGAGGACGAGAAGCAGGCTAAGGGGAAGAAGAAGCCTGTGGCGTCGGCGAAGAAAGAGGATCTGCTGCGCGAGCTGGAGCGCCTCGAATCGACACCGTCACCCTTCCCCGAGGCGCGCGAGCGTCGCATGGATCAGCTGCGCACCATCCTGGAGCGTGGCGGCGGCATGGATCCCAGCTTCATGATGAAGCTGAGCGATCTTCGCAAGAAGAAGGAAGTGGAGGACGAGAAGGAGGCCGCCAAGGCCAAGGGCAGCAAGAAGAAGAAGTGATGGGCCAGACTCGGGAACAGATGTTGGTCGAGGCCCTCGCGCGCGTGAGTGCGCCGGGGGAACTCGTCCAAGCCGTTGCTGAGGCCCTGGGGGTACCCGAGAGCGTTGCCGAGTATGCGCTCGGTGAAGTCCTGGACGAGAACCTGTTCGGATTGGCGGCCGCCATGGCCGCCACCAATGCCATAAACACATCCCGCCGCAGAGGCGGTCGCGGCAGGGGTCGTTCGGCGAGAGAGATCAATGCCAGCCTCGACAGGCAAAGGTCGCGGGGAAAGAAGACTGATCGGTACGGTTGGTTCAAGAGTCAGATGCGAAAGCACGGAGTCCAGAAGCTGGCTGGTAAGATCAGCTCCGCCGCCAAGCGCGGCATGAAAATGGTCTTCGGGAAGTGGCAGAAAGTGGAAGCCGCTGAGATGCGACGCGAACTGAGACGCCTCGAATCGACGTCGTCACCCTTCCCCGAGGCACGAGAGCGTCGCATGGAGCAGCTGCGCGAGGACCTGAAGGAGTGGGATCCCGGCGCTTACAAAAACAGCGCTCCGCCAGCAGGCAGCATCATCATCGACAAGGGATCGTATACGGGATGGGTCTCAAAGACCGGGTTCTATCTTGAATACGACGACCTTGACCACGTGCTTGAAGCCAAGTCCAAGCAAGACGCCGCAAAGCTCTATGCGATCGTGTCGAAGGACAAGAAGGCGTTCGCGGACATTTGGAAACACGAGCAGCACTCCGCCGATCCTTCTAAGCGGAAGCCTGGGATGAGGGAGTGGCTGGAAAGCAAGGGCATCGACTACTATTTCAACAAGGGTTACCACTGAAGGGCAAGGCCGGAGATATGCTGATCGAACGAAAAACATACGGCGCTGGTTACGGAATCGCGTCGATGGAGCGTGATCTGTTCGAGGAAGCCCAGGCTGCCCGCAAGCTGCGCGAGGGCATGGCCAAGCCGCGCACCGGCGACACCGTCTGGTACGACGGCGACAAGGCCAAGATCACGGATGCTCGGCCGGATACGCGATATGGCGGCTGGAA